CTTTTGATCTTATTCCTAAAGAACCTCGTAATACAGGTGAAGCTATTTTTAGACAGCTTGGTCATCTTGCTGGTTTTGCACCTGCGATATTAAAAGCACCTGTAGTTGGATTAGCTAAACTAGGCGCTAAAGCAACTGGAAGAAATGTACAAAAAGAAGGTTTTGGTAGATTTACTCAGGCTGCTTTAGATGGAATAGATGCATTAGACGCTGTTGCTGTACCAATGATAGCTTCCCGTAAAACTAAGCAGTTATTTGATTATGGTTTAAAAAAGACAGGAGCTGAATCATTAGATTTTTTAAAACATGGAGCACGTACTAGGGCAATAACAGAAGAAGCTTTAGGCTTAGCATCTGCTAGTGCTATAAGTAACGTATGGAAGGGACAAGATGCTATTGTTGATTCTTATATTGGAGGAGCCATCGCTGGTGGAGCCTTTGGTGGTATTGGTAATTTTGTATCTATAGGCAATTTATATAAAGGCACACCTCAACAAGTAGATCAGGCTAATAAATTATTACGAGCTGGTGTTGCTAGTGCATTTATGGGTATACCTTCTACTTTAAGAAATGATCCTACTGAAATGCAGATATATGAATATTTATTAGGTGGTTTCTTTGGATACAATACTCGCCCTGCTAGAGAAACAGAAGCTGCTAAATGGATAAATCAAAATCGTAATCCAGAAGAGATATTCACTCCTGAGAAATCCAAGGAATGGAATAAGGTTAGTAAGGATGCTCAAGAATTTATAATTAGAGACCATCCTATGACCAAAGAAATGAACTCTGAAGGCTTAGGTGGTAGTACAGGGGCTGCTCTATCTTATTTAGAAAGAACCTATCCTTCAAGAGGCGATGGTTCTAAAATATCTTACAGGCAAGAAGCTTTACGGCATTTAAGAGATAATAAGCTTGATGTTAATGAAAACAATATACATGATTACTATAGAACAAAAGCTTCTTCCTTGTATAAATGGAATAACCCATTAAATGATGCTGTAGTTATAACTAATTCTATATTAAATGATCAACGTATGGATAGGACTGATTCAGCTGAAAAAGAACTATTTAATATAAAAGAAATAGCTAGTGATATTAGTGATGCTTCTAAAAAACTAGGTACTACTAAAGAAGTAGGTTCTTCTATTGATAATATAGCTCAGCGTTCTATTGAAAACGATGCTCCTAATGTAGAATTGTTTATAAGGTCACTAAGGTCTGAGTTAGGTGAAAATGCTGTAAAAGGACAAGAATCTAAATTGCGTGGTTGGTTTAGAACACGAATGCAGAAACCACAAAATATGGATCTTGTTACTTTATCCGTATCAGGAAATAATGCAGAATATCGTGTTATTACTTCAGAGAAAGTAGGTGAAGTGTCAATAGGTGAGAAGTTTGATATAATGCCAGCTACATATTTAGTACCTGAAGCAGAGTTTCAGCTTATGTCTCACGTAATAAAGACTGGAATCAATCCTAAGACAAAGAACCCTGAACCTCAAGCAGTTAAAATAATGGAGCAAAGGTTAAATAGTGAAGGTGAGATAGAGTATTCCTTGAACCAAAAAGATCTTGGCATATTGCAAAGTTCTTTATCTGAGAATGGTAGGTATATTGTACATGGTATTAAAGATAAAGACCATGTAATGACCAGTCGTTTTAGAGATGAAAACATTACATTAGATAATATATTTGATATATTGAGTAATAAAGAAAGCTTTGAAACTAGGGATAGTGTTGAAGCAACTTATAAACGTTCTCTCGCTTTAGAAAAAGAAATATTTGGAGATACTCCAGCAGTTGAAAAGTTACATGAGAGAAAATGGATCTCTAATGTAGTGAATATGGCTGAGATGAATAACTTACCATTAGATAAGGCGTGGTTATTAACTCAACCCGAAGGTAACTATGGCAAAAGCGTAGCTGACTTAAATAAAAGAATGTCTTTATTTACCAATAGGATGACTCCTATGGTCAAGCAAAGTTTTGAAAATGTAGATGGTATGCCTAATGGTGAAAAATTTAATATCATTGTTATTGATGATGTAGGATTAAAATCAGATACTGATGGTATGATACAGTTTAGATCTGATTTCATGAATGCACAGAGTAATGCTATGGGTAGAAATTCTAGTGTAACAGGGCATAATAAGCCAGTTATTGCTGCTAAGACAGCTAATGGTTTCTTTGCTACTAAGTCAAATGGACAAGAAGCATTTCCTGCTCTTAATGAATGGATGATGGCTAACAATATACATGGAGTTGTATATGAAAGCTCTGCAAAGCTTAGAGGTTCTAATCAATTAAGTAAGTTAGAATATAAAGATGGTAAGTATGAATCAGATAATTTAAATGTCCTTGAGATTCCTATAGATACATTACAAATAAGCTCTGGCACATATGAAAATACTTTTAAAGATACTAAGGGAGCTTCCTTACCTATCCAATTTTGGGGACAGGCTAATAACCAGCAAGCTAAAGGCTATTCTAAAGAATACATAGAAAATGTTGTTAAGCCATCTTTAGAAGGAACACAAGCTGGTAGAAACCTTATTAAGGAATTTCAAAAGACTAATGATATAGATGCATTTGCTCAGAAATACAAAGATGAGAATATTCGTTTAGAAGAACTTCCTTTTGATTTTGTTATAGACACATTATTAAATAAAGCTGATACACCTATGGGTAAGCTTATATCCGACAGATTAATGAGATTAGATATGGAAGGTAAGCTAGATAAAGCTATGCATGAATCATTTGAATTTGATTCAGATGCTGCTTTTTCTCAATTCCATGACAGCAATAGAGTATTGGCTGAAGCTTTACGTGGTACGTTTGTTGCTAAACATAGCATGGGTTTTAATAAAAAGAATTACTTCAATGCATTACGTAAGTATGTATTAAAATCGTTTGCTAATCCTCATATTGAAACAGGTGGTAAATCTATACTGAAAGGATTTAGACCTGAGATGCTTAATTATGCAGATATAGATCCTTATTCTATTACTCAAACCACTATAGTAAAGCCTGATTCAGCAAATTCTATAAATATAATGAGGGGCTCTAAGTATGGAAACCCTTTTATCATACCCTCTGTTTACGATAAGAGTCCATCTTATTATAAAAATAAAGGATTTATAAGAGCTGGGAGCACAAAAGAAGCTATAGAAAGATACGAAAGTTGGTTAAGGGGTAAAACTGACAAAGGATATATGCCAGATAAAAGAGATGGAATATTAAACGATATTAGATCTGGAAAATTATCTGGTAGACCCCTAGGTTATTTTAAACCTGAAGCAAAAGATAGCCATGCAGTTCGACTAGTTAAGCTTATTAATGAATGGTCTCCAAGAACTTTGAAAGAGGGGGAAATATATCTTGACAACGGTTTTCGCAAAATGCCTGTGGTATTGTTCGGTGAACGATACACTCTTGGCGAAGTTTGGGACATGTATACTGGGAAAGCAACCATGCCTACAGGTGTTAAAAAGCCAACTCAAAAAGAATGGGATCAGGTTTTTACAATGCTTGCTATTCGTACTCCTGCTGATTCTATCTCTGGAACACGTAAGTTGCGTTTTAGAGGATTTACAAATCAGAAAGGAACTGGATCTTTTACCCACGATAAGGACAATGCCTACCTCGGTGGAGCCGACAAGGATATTGATAGTATAAAGATATTTCAAGGTATGCCTAAAGACCTTATAAAGCATTACAGTAAAAATGCTAATGAAAGAAAGCATTGGTTTAACAGTAAGGGAAAACCCTCTGAGTATTCTGAAAAATTAGATGAATTATTCCAAGCTGCTACTCCTGAAATTACTGTAAAAGATTTTATGGATAATAAAACAATGATGTTCTCTCCATCTTTTAGATTTAAAGTAGCTAGAAATTCTAGCACTAGTAAGCAAGGACTTGGGTATGGTTTATCTGCTAAAGTTTCTATGCAGAATATGTATGATTTTATTCAAGCTAATGGTGGGACAGTAGAGTACCAAGATGGTAGAAACAACTCGAATAAGATAAAGATCAGATTAAAAGAAAACTCTCCTTACGAAGGTGTAGATGCCCATAGGTATTTTTTAGATTTAGGGACTAAGATAGTCAATGTATCTGCCGATGCTAGTAATGATCCCAATCTTATAGGTTATAATAAATTTAGAGACATGTTATTTAATTCTGCTTTTGAAGTAGATGGTGGTAAAATTAGTAAATATAGTGAATTTACCAAGACCATAAAAAATACATCTTTAGAGTCTATAATAGATGCTGGTAATAATATTAAACCACATCAAAAATTATATGACCAATCGGGTAATGCTTATTCCCCTAGTATATTTGAAGTATTGGAAAATGTTTCAAAGGTCAATAGGACTTTAGAGAATGAAATAGGTACTGATATAGCTACCGCTGCATTGAATAAACTTATGCAGGAAAAAGGTTTTGAAGCAAATAATTACAAGTTCAAAGACCTCCAAGAAGTTCATAGAAAGCTATATGAAACTATGTTAGGAGCTGATGGTTTTTATAAAAACGTTATTGGGCGTTTTGAATTACGTAATAATAAAATGTCTAAACAGTTAGAGGATTTTTATAAGATAATATCAGAAGAACTATCATTTGCTACTCCTAAGCAAATTGATAAGATGTTTCAAACAAATCCAGAAATAGCTTTGGATTTTATTGGTAAGGAACTTGGTCAATACGCTACAATGGAATTATTAACAGACCAATATGTTAAGATGCATAATGAAATTACCAAGCAAGGTCGCTCTGTTAATGTAGTTAAAGATCTAGTCCCAAAGATAAAGACAAGGGCTTATAAGGTAAAAGAATTAGCATCTAAGTTAGGTCAAGACAAAGCTAGAGATAATGTAACTAATCAAAGTCTTGATACATTGATACATAGCACTCGTAAAGGTTTGGCTAAGCTAGAGGTACAGCAAAAATTACCTGAAGGTATGTTACAAGATTATTTCCATTATTGGTTATTAAGTCCTATTAAAGCTTTAACTCCGCAAGGCAAGAATCAGCCTCAATATTATAAGTCTATTCATGCCTCTAATATGGTTCCTATGCAAGCTAAAAGAGATTTTTATAAGCGTATGGATACTATTTACGACAGAGTAAAAGCTGAAGATGGTATGATTAAAATAAAAGAAGCTGATGTTAAGAACATCCTTAAAGATTCGCCTTTAGTAAAGGAGAAAGAATTATCTAATAATATTAATGATGCTATATTAGATAAGAAGTTAGAGAACTTAGCTTTATTTGAATCAGATTTACGTGAGATACGCAAGTTTCAAGAACTTTTGAATAACAATTCTGTTATGAATAGAGATTTTAATGAGTGGTATACTGGTTTTACTACTAATGTATTGAACAAACCTCAAGATGCTACTACTATAAAACTGAAAGACATTAAGTTAGTAAATAGATATATAGATAGTTTGAATAGCAATAAAGATATGGAATTAAAACTTGCTCAGTTTTATCAACATCCATTAACTGTTGATGAGGTCATGCAAGCTAAAGGTTTATTTGGTGGCTATCATAAGATATTAAATGTACCAGTAGAGACAAGCAAAGGTACTGTTAGGCGTGATGTAAAGGTTATTATGTCTCCTGTTGGTAACATAGCTAATTATTTTAAAAAAATGGAAGCTAGTATTAATCTCTATCAAGGTAGAATGAATTTAGAAACTACTAAATTAGATTCTATTATAAACACACTTTCTAGGACAGAAAAGAAACTTTACATGGAGAACCTATTTAATTACAGAGAAGGAATTGATAAAGACGGTGTTTCTTTTACCATTGAAAATGTAGATAAGAAGATAAACATGAAGAAATTCATGGAACTTGATGCAGAGATGACAAAGTTTTGGCAGAAGATGGAAAACTCTTGGCTTACAACAAAAGATATGAATGGAAATCGTTTTGATTGGAGTAAGATAGATAAAGATAAAGAGTATGGTCAGATAAATGAGTTTATAAAGTACGACAAGGATGGTCGTATGGATTTTAAATTGTTTCATGATAAGGTTTTGAACGCTAGAAATCAATCACAAGACATCATCAAAAAGGTGGGGATAGAGGGAGTACTTAGGTATCAACACGAACAAGCTATAGAAAAATCTTTACGTATCAACAAGCCTAAGAACGAAAAAGAGTACCGAGAGAAGAAAAGGGCAGATAAACAGCCTAAGATATTTCAACCACGTGATTATAATAAATATATGCATCACTCTTTTAATAATGCTCCTGAAGGTTTACTTGTAGAGCAAGCTAAGTATATTGCTAGTCTACCTAAGGAACAACGAGAAGAAGCTGCAAGGTTAATGCAGGCAGATAATCAATTCATCAATGCAAATGATGTATTAAGTATCGACCCTAACGCTCCTATGAAGACTACCTCTGATCCTAATTTTAATAATTTGCGTGCAAATGTTTTTGAAACACAAGGTCAAATGCCTTTTAAAAGGTCATATGATGTTATTAGTGATTACCAGAATAATGTTATAAATGGTTATCATAAGAATTTGATGAAACTTAAAGCGCAGAATGAAATAGACCTTATGATGAAGAACAATAAGGATTATAAGCCTAATAAGCACGAGCAAAAGGTTTTTAAAAACTTATATAAGGGTATAAAAGATACCACAGTAGAATCTGGTGGAATACCCAATGAGCTTAGATATAAGAATTATTTAGATGTATGGGCTGATTATGTAAGGCTTTATGCTAGAGACTCATTAGGACACCAATCTTTTTTAAGTGATAGAATGTCTACTCCTCAAGGTAGGCAACTACTTCATTTGAATAAGAAGAATATGTATTATGGTACATCAGACCAAGCTATCATAAATAAGATGGAAAAGCTCTATCAAAGTAAGCTAGGAAAGAAAAGAAGCATACCTTTCTTTAATAACAAAGCAATACCTAAAGACCCTGTAGCTAGAAAGGAGTATTTTAGCCGCAAAATCCACAATCTCGGAAGAATGGAAGCTCAGTATGAGTTATTGAGTTTACTGGCAAATACAGGCACATGGACAACAAATATATTTGGTGGTGCTACTATGACTGTTGGTAGTGCAGGTATTAAGAATTATGCAAACACTTTCAATAACAAACGTGTTTATGATGTTTTGTTAAGTGATGCTAAAGGTAATGCTGTATTAAAACTATTAGATGGTACAAAAGTTACTAATAGGAAAGAATTATTGACATTCCTAGAAGAGCGTGGTGTTATTGATAACTTTATTAAAAATGAATTTGAATATAATGAGACCATGACCAGTGGATTAAAGAAAACTGGTGTCAATATCAAAGATTTTCAAAGAGACCTTATTAAAGCTGCTAAGAGCAAGAAAGGTAATCGTGATGAAAATGTTATGGATGTTGTTAATCGTTATGGTGTAAAAGATCTAATGATGAAGACTGGTGGTTTTCTCATGAAGCAATCTGAAAGAGTTAATCGCTTGAATGCTTTTATAGCTCATGGTCTACAAGCTGTTGAAAGTTTTAAAGGAGCTGGTAAGGATTTATCCTTAGCTGATCAATATGTATTTGAAAGGGCAGAGCGTGGTATAGAAATGACTCAGTTCTTATATCAAAATGCTCATAGACCAGCTTTTATGAGGACTTCTATGGGTAAAGTTCTAGGTAGATTCAAGTTATTTGTATTCAATAGCATTAGAATGCGTAAAGAATTTTATAGACAAGCAAAATTAAATGGATTCAAGGCAGGTAGTGAATCCTATGAAAGATATAAAGATACTTTTGCTATAGACATGATGATGTATGCATTAGGTGGTGCATTCATGTTTAGCCTGTTTGATACTACATTGCCTCCACCTTGGGACTGGGTTCAAGCTTTAGCTGATTATACTTTTGGTGATAAGAGAGAAAAAGAAATGGCTTTCTTTGGCTCAAAGCTTGGCCCACTTAATGTACTCAAGCCACCTATAGCTAGAGTACCAGAAGCTTTTGGTGAATTATTGACTGGTCAATGGGAAGATTTTACCAATTATACTGCATATACAATGTTTCCATTTGGTCGTGGTGTAAGGCAAATCAAGCAGTTAGCTGATGATAGACCTTTTAGAGGTTTAGAAAGAGCACCAGAGATACTCTTTAGAATCCCTTATAATCAAATGAAGAGCAGAATAGAAAGAGCTAAGAAGCAACAAATGCAATTAGAGGACATAGAAGAGTTCTTAGGAGATTAAAAAAAAAGATAGGACGGAAGCCCTATCTCTTTTTCATCAACTGCTTTAGTTCATCAAACTTATTATTCATATACCATCTCATTAAATAATGATACGCTATGAATAATACAGCTAGATAGACTACAATAAATACGTCAAAACCACCTTCTTGTAAAGATTGCAACCAAAATTTCATACATGACTCCTTTTTGTTGATATAGTTTTACATCTTGGACATTTCTCAAACTTTTTTCCATATGTTGGAAAATTCTCATAATAAGAATGTACTATTATATTTCTCTCTCTATTGCAAACTGAGCTAGTTGCATCTTTGTCTATTTCCCAGCATACTTTGCAAGTAGGGCAAGCCTTAATGTTCTTATCAGCTCTTTTTGCATCTGATTTAGTAGTATCAGATTTTCTAAAAGGTGTTGGCATTCTATATTCTCCTTTTTATAGGGGGAGCAAGCGCCAACCTATCTCCCCCTATCATTTGTAATCCTTCTTCGTGAAAACATTCTTTTCCTAAGGAAATCCTATGTTCAGACAAAGAAAGTTATCCTGCTAACATCTTAAAGATGTTCAACAAGTCTTTGTATTTTATAACAACCAATGCTTCTTTACGGTCTTCTTTTAGTATTTGTCCAAATACATGTTCACATGGTTTTAAATAGTCAGCTATAGACTTGCGACCTTTAACCTGAAATTTCATTGGGTTAAGGTTTTCCATATTGTTGCATTCTATAGTCATGTCTACTTCTTCGTGCCAGCCTAGTGATCTACCATCAGATCCCCATGCTCGTTTAGATTTAAAGCCATATTCTTTAGCTAAATTAACACATTCTCTTTCGATTCTATTGCCTTTTTGTTTTGGTGCTTTACCGCTCATTTTTCCTCCTGAACATCACAATGTTCTTTGCATTTAGTACAGATTGGTGTTTCAATTGATATAAATATTGGGGCACTACAACAATCGCTCATTCTTCTTCCTCTGAATGTATTGTTTTAATTTCGTTAAAAGTTGGCAAGCCTAACAATTTCCATATTTCATCTAAGTAATGCTTACCATCACTTGACATTCTTTGCCTATCAACACGTTCTAAATCAGCTAAGTTTTCTATTAACTTTTTAGTTTTATCACTTGCTATGTTTAATGTTACTTTTTTCATTGTTTCTCCAGTAAGTATGCTATGTATAGTAAAATACATATAGTTAAAAATTCAAACATTAGAATAACCATCCTTTTTTAATAGTGAATGAGGTAAATAGCTCTAATTTTATTAGACCAATACTTACTTGAATACTATCTCCTCCTAGTGTTGAATATCCTATTGACAACATAAATGTTTTAAATAATATCATCTTCCATGCTGTCCTTTCTTTGTCTTGGATCAATATCCTCGTTAATAAAGGAAATCCCAACAGGCTTGTCGTTCTTCCAGTTTTCATTTATCTTCTCCTGTTTGTTGAATGTCATTGTAGTAATTTCATTTATATCATGATCGTGTACATATACAATAGCGTCCTGTCCTTCTACTTTATACAATTTTTCATTCTTTAAATGTATTTCTATTATTGCCATAATGGCCTCCTAGTATGTGGTAATAGGGCACAAATAAAGTAATCTGCGCCCTATTTTTAGTTTCTTTTATCAAAGGTGAAAGTATCCCAATCATAGTTGAGAAGCAATTCAAACTTTGATTCGTCTCTTGCTTTAAGTGATTTTACAACTCTAGCCCTACTCATTTCTTTTCCTTGAAACGCTATGTACTGGTCTGATTTCTGTTCTATGGCACTATTGCCTTTACCGCTATGAACGTCCAAGGTGTTTGTTTCTTTGAAGTTATATGAGGCTGACTTTGAAATATGATGTACCGCTAATACTATTACATCTTCTTTCATTGCTAAATCCTTTAAACCATTTGCGATTACTTCTTGTCTAGCAAAATCATCTTTACCAGCATACTTAGCTGGTATTCTGTCAATAGTATCTACAACAACTATCTTTGATTCACTTTCTGACACAAAACTTGCTAAGTCTTGTATGTCAGGACTGACTGTTTCTAGTTTTATGTGTTCTATTGACTTTTTTGCTTTGTTAATCAAATCCATGTCTCCACTTTTCAACATTTCTAGTGTTTCTGATTTTGATTTTCTCATTGAAGCTTGTAAGAATCGTCTTGACATTGTTATATCATCTACTTCCAATGATAGAAATAATATCTTTATCTTTGGTAATTGCGTTATGATATAACTAATGAAAGCTGTTTTACCTAAACCTGTATCGCCAATAAGAGTTACTAGCTGTCCAGATGTAAATAAATGCGTTCTAGGTATGAATGTGAATATGTCTTTTAAATCAAAGGATCTATCTGTGAAGTCTGATGTATAATGCTCTATGAGTTTGTTAACCATCTCATCTGCATTTAATATGTTTGTTTCTTCATCAAGATTCTTGTATTTATACAATAGACATTTACTATCACAATAAGGTTGCAATACTGGATGACTGCAGCCATAATTGTAATCATTCTTAAATGCGTCACTTACTATCTTACTTGTTTCAACTGGGTCTAATGGATTATCCATTTTAGACATGTATGCTCTTGCTAGATTATCACAAGCTACTTTATCAAATGCATATTTCTTTCTCCATATACTTATTAATGCTAATAGATGTTTATGTCTATTGCTAGGCACATATCCAGCATTATATATATGTTGTACGCAAGTAATGTATCTTGTTGATATTCCTTTTGCATTATCGAAGACTTTACGCACTTCTTTAATGTTTTTTCTGCTCATGTCCATTGGGTCTAATCCAACGACTTTTTCCTGAACTATTTTATGAGGTTTGTAATCTGTTCTAATGTGTTGAGCTAGTTCTGTTATGTCAAAATACTGTAATTCATCTAATTCATTATATGATATTGGTATTTTATACAATCCAGAACTTTTATGATAAGAGTGTCCAGCACGGATTAATCTTCGGCTATCATATATAATATCTATATGTTCCCCAAAATCACGCTGCATTGTTGCTCTTACTTGTTTAGCTAGTTGATTAGAATCTTCAAATCCGTAGACATTGCCAAGATGTATATGAAAACCCTTACCAGAAAACCATATGTTGTATTGGTTTGGCTGTATAAGTAGTTTTTCCATATTGTCAATTACATCTAAGACTTTTAATCTTGTTTCATTTCCCATGTCATTATCATTTTTAACATAGTCAATATCAATAACAAGTTTATCTATTGATTGTAGTCCGTTAAAGCCAGTTACAGTTCCATTTTTAGCAACAAACTCTACAATATCTTCATGATATAGAAACATACTTCTGTATATTTCTAAGTTCTGATGTTTTGATGCTATTTCTGGAAATTCTGCAACTCTACACAGATGATTTCTGTTGCTAACACTTGTAGTGGCGTATTCTACCCACCAGTTATTAGTCTCCATGTTGTCTCCGCACTTTTAGTTTTTACTTCTCTTACTTTTGAAACATCAATGTCGTCAAGCTCTTTTCCACTCTTTAGATCTCGCCATGCACGGGAATAGGTACTAGGGGTATGTAACTTCCCCCAGTACTCTTTTCCATAAGTGACCAAATCTGTTTCAATTTCATGTGAAGCAACGGTGTCTAGACCTAAATCAAGTTTATGTCTTAACCATTTTTTCATTATGTATTTTACAGTTGGTATCTTCATGACTAAATATCTACTTCAAAATCTGCGTTTGCAGTATTTGTATTAGGTGTAGATGAATTAATGTCTCTGTCCATATCTTCGGTAAAGTAATTCTTTATCCATCCGTCTTGAACATCTTTCATTACTTTAGCTTTCAATGTACCTTGTGGTGAATCAGCTCTAGCTACAATTTTGTAAGTATCCCAAAAGTTCTTACCACTTTTCTTCAACTTTGTAGTTTTGTATGAGCAGACCATAAATTGCTTACCAATTGCTTGATCAAGCCATTTATCTGGTATAGTATAATCATCATTCATATACAGGTCTTTTTCTTTTAAGGTAGATTCAAAGAAGTTCTTTACTTTGAATGCAGATCCCCATGACTTTTGATCATTGGTTTCAATTTCCTTTTTGACCATTCCGTATATTTCAAGTTCATTATCCCAGTCTTGTCCATCATTGTATGTAACTGTTAAGAACATGTCAAATGTAGGATTCCATTTTCCCCATTGTTTTTCAACATCATAGTCTATTTTAACTGATTTAACAGTTGCTGTTTTTTCGTAAGGCATTACTTACTCTCCTTTTCACTTTCTTTTTTGAACTTTACTTCTAAGTCTTTTAGTTCAATGTATTTTGCAAGAACTTCATCGTTAGTTCTATCTTTCTCCATTAGCCAAGCAGTTACACCTTGTTCAATGCTTTTTCCACTCTTTGTCTTTGCATCTTTAAAGTATTTTGAGTTAGCTAATCTTTTTAACTTAGGTGCGTCCTTTGGTAAGCTTTTTACTTCTCCTTTGGTATTTGCACTAAGTTCTGCGTGATTAGGTATATTTGGATTGTAGTCAAGGTCTCTGATGTCTTCCCCAAACCACAATTCAATACCAAAACCAGTTAGCATACTACCAGCTTTTGCTATACATCTTCTTATTGTGTTTTCTACTTGAGCACAATCTGGTGAGCTGGCTGCTTGCATTGAATGATTTCTGATAGCCAAACATTCTTCATGTGAATGTTTATCTCCATCATTATCTTCAAGTGTTAGCGTTATTTTTACAATGGCTGTTCCATTTGGCAATAACATGTAAGGAACAGTTAACGATGTACCATTTTCTTTTACTACTGTGTATTCATGTATCTTGTAATTGACATACTGAAAGTTCTTTTTCAGATAGTCATGCATTACTGCCCAAGATAAATAATCAGCTGAGAATTTACCGCCACCTTTTGTTTCCACAAATGGTTTATAGTTTTCATTTCTCAATGTTGAATAGAATTTATTCATTCTAACTCCTTTGTTTGTTTAAAATAAAAGTTGAAAATAAAGGAAGCAGTGCGAGGGTAAGGACGATGCGGAGTCCTACCATTATATAAATGGAATCACACTGCTTCACTATTTATTAAGTTAATACAACTGGTTTGACATATCCGTTTTCATCATTGTCTCTCCATTGTAAGGCTCCTGTTACCTTAGTTTGGGTATTAGGTATTCCTTCAAAATGGATTTCTGATGTACTAGGATTTACCATTCTTAGATAATTGCATCCACGAACACCATCAGGTGTTGTTGTGTCTTCTATCATTACCTCAACTACTTCATAAGGTCTTCCGTCCACTTCGTGTTTATCTAATACTTTAGATTCGCAATTAGCAAGAATTGTATCCATTCCAAAAGCTTCTATAACTATTCTTCTTTCGGATACATTAAACAATCTAAAAGCATCTTCCATCTCTAACTGGTTTATATCGCCTGTATTTTGATACTTTTGCAGTCTTTCTTGTGCTCTTAAATCCCTATTTCTAGCTCTATTTCTGCCGTTTCTTCTTAGTCTAGTTATTTCTTTCCAAGTTTCAGCAGTTTCTATAGCGTCTTTAGGTGCTTTATTTAGTATTGCAAATGTATTAAGGTCTAACTTCATTCCACTAAAGAAAGGTTGATTCTTTTTGTTTGGTGTTACGATCTCACGCCAAGAACCCTTACCTTTTATTTCATGCTTAGTTCCTTCGTAGATATTACCAGTTCCGTAATGATAATGAGTTTGTACATTGTCATGAAAATCTGTGCCAAATATATTAGAACCTTGTTCTAGTATACCTGCATCATAGACAGTCATAACCATGTCTTTTACATTAATTTGAGCATCGATCCCCCTAGAAGGTATTGATTTTTCTAGTTTTGTATCATATGTACCTCTCAGGTTCCAATCTGATACTACATTTACTTTCTTTGAGTTTCCCCAAAATAAAGCATATCTACTTCCATTTATGTATCTTTTTTCAAAATGGGGTAGATTTGTTTTTAAGTTTACAAAGTTATTTATCATATTAGATAAACTATGTCTTGGTCTAATATTATTTTCCCAAGAGTATACTATTTCATTTGCCCATGCCATTAGTCTACTACGCTCCTTTCTAGTTGTGAAAAGTGATCAAATTCTCTCACTATTTCAATTTTGTAATAACCAGCTGGTATTTGTATTGGATTATGTTCTTCATGCGTAAGAGTTACATCTTCAGTTGTATTTTCTATTGCAATAAAATCACATTGTGCTGGATTGTTTTTACTTCTCCATGATGTAGTGTCATAAGCAGTGACTATTGCTCCTTCTGGTGCAGTATCGAATCTATGATGATGCCCAGTGGCTTCTCCTAATGCAACTATGCATTTAGTACCATCAGGTGAATCAGGACAAATTCTAGATTTTATATCCCAGTCGTTTCTCCAAGTAGCCTTACCTTGTTGTCTTACCATTTCTTTTCTCATGTTTTTGAACTCTTCAGGATCTACTTGTTTAAACAAAACATCTCCTTGTTGTATTTTTACTTTTGTTGTTTCCATTGTTTATTCCTTTATTATTTAAACTTCAGCAGGGAAGGTTGGCTCATCTAGCAATATTGCCTAGTGTTCCCTGCTTTGGTTTACTTAAGTTGTTATTTAAGTAGTTGCGTATTCGTGCAACTTTATGTGTTTTTGTATAATGTGATTTGGTGGCGTGCTCTTCAATGCTTCCGTACACGCATTATACAATGACCACATGTTTTTGTCTTGAAACTCAGCATATGGTGGGTTTTTCCAACAATTCAATGCTGTTGTTAGTTGTCTTGCTTTCAGTACTCCGTATCCAAACATTCTTCCTAAGAATTGATAAGCGTCATCTGTATTGACATTCATATTTTTCATCAATTCTCTGTCTTCCATAATGTTTTGAAACTTAGAACCTGTTTGAAAGTCATATATACTTCCAACTAACTGTTTCTGAAGATCTTCAAATACATTTTTTGTATGTTTACGCATTATGACAAAATCTCCTGCGAATACAAGATTGTCACATACTGTTATACTTCCACCAAAGCAATATCCATTTGACATACTTTTGTCATAACTTGACCTTATACCAAGTGACAACATCATATCTGGATCTTCTCCCTCAAATGTAAGCGTAGCAAACATTCTCTGGTCTTTTCCAGCTAATGCATATTTACCTTCGACAAAATTGTAATCTGTCAATAGGTTTTCTGCTACCTGTTGTGCATTTGTTACAAGATCTGCAAATGGTACTGGTGTGTAAGTATCTGTTTTTTCTGGTAGTGTAACGCCTTGTAGTTCAGCAAAGCTGACTGCACGGCCTCCACAATGTAGTAACATCATTTTATTTCTCCTTTTTATTAAACATTAATATTACCTTGTCTAATTCATCTAGCATTCCGTTAATTTTATTAACAAACATATCTCTTCGTTTAGGCTCGTAAAACTCCTGCTTATTTTTATATGTTCTTAATGCTATTTGTATTATCTCTACTTCGCCTGCATCATCAAAGGCCAATGCTGGTCTTTTATCTGGTGTTATTTTATTAACCATCGTTCAAGACATCTTTTATGATTACACGACAAGTGTCTATTTTGTCAGTTGCTGATTCTATGTTTTCAAGAACATTTACATGCATATCTGCTTTTACAGCTATAAGGTTTGTTCTTACTTCTAGTAAAGCATACCTTAATTTTGCTACATATTTATTTAACTCTTGATTATTTTTGTTTAAAGTCTTTATATCATTTTCTCTTTCCAATAGAAGTTCGTTATGATAATAACTTTTTACTTTTCCCATATTTTCAATTCCTTTCAGCATATTTGCTTGTTTTAAATCATTTAGTGCTGTTTCTTTTATTAATTGTCTTTTAATGGATTCTTTTGAACTCATTAGTTTTCTCCTTTCTCATGTCCCATTTATTCAATGCCCACATCCAAAGTATCAAACTGAAAGCTGCTCCCATATTCACAAAGATGAACCATGATATATAGATCATCCAATTTGGTAGGTCTAGTATTATCATGATTTATCCTTTTGTACATCTGTTATGATCGCTTGGTCTACACCAACCTCTCCCATTATTCTTACAATTCTACTTAATTGTGCTCCAGATTGATTTTCTTTAGTTTCAATTGTTGCACCTTGTACTAATAGTTCTATATTGTATCGTCTCCTGTCAGCAAAGGAATCAATTGCTAATCTCGCACCATTAGTTGCCAGTTTTAACATCTGATTCAAAGCTAGTGCTAAATAACTTGCTCCTTTTGCGACAGTTGCGAATGTTGTAGTTTTATTCATTGTTTACTTCCTTTGTTTCTTTTATTAACCAAGCATGATACAATTGATTTATTATGTCTATATTTAATCCGTATTCTTCCATAATAAATTCAAGCTCTCTATCTATTGCTTGTTCTATATTTTCAAATACTTCATCTGATATGTCATCTATCATTATATCATTTTCAGTTATCATTTTCAACCTCTTTCAAATTTTCTATCTTTTTCCGCATTTCATCTCCTAGATATTCCATTTCTCCAGATATATCTGATACAGATTCCTTAAGGTTATCTATTCTATCCCATAATGCATCTAATTCTGAATTTATATATTCCATGTTGGTTAAGTATTTGTTTAGTTGTTTTATAACATTTTCATTAAATGTTAATTGTTGATCTTCCATTGTCTATTCCTTTTCTTTATTGATTTAGTAGATCTACTATACAACTATTGGTCACTTCTGCCGTATCGTCAATCAAGTTAATCTCTTTTTCATAGTCTTTGCCTAGCAATCCGAATAGTCCATATTTTACTGCTGAGTTAGATATGCTTTTTATAAACAGATATTGTTTATAGTTTATCTTTTCATCTAATGTGCTTTGTGGAATTTCCATTTCTGCTAATAAAGACTCTATAGGTACTTGCCTAGCATCAGCCTCTTTTTGCAGTTCCTCTGCAAGTTCGTCTGTAAAGTATTTCATTACTTACTCCTTTTTGTTAATTATTGCCTATATCCGACTCCAACGGATTGTAACGGAGCCACAGTGTATCAAATGGAGCGAAACAACTGTTGCGTTAGATAGGCAATATTATAAATAAAGGAAGCAGTGCTATTACACACTGCCTCCTAATCCACAAGCCTTAGCTTGTTTTACCTAACCATAAGTAATATTGTTTTTAAAAGTCTTGTCATCTTCCTTGTTGTAGCTGTTAAATATACTAATATCTGCATTTACAGTCAATAGTCTTGTTGCTCAAATCTTGTTTTTACTGTCCATTTTTTTAAATATACTGGGTAAAACACATTTTAAAAATCTGTTCCGCTGAGTGTAGCGAAGCGTAAAAAAAGCACATAGGATGTCCCATGTGCCTTTTTAGTTATGATGCTATGTTTCTAGCAATCATGAATCGTATGGAACCACTATCAGCAGATAGCAACTTTGTATCTCTAAGAAGTCTCATCCCATTAGGTATAAGTTCTTCTTCTACAAATTTATCCATATCTGATAGACCCTCTTCAGTAACTCTAGCCCAAGCATTGTAGACAAATTCATCAGTTGTATCTGATTTCAATACTTCAATGCTAGTAGTTTGATTACTGTATGTTCCATCATCATTTTCTTTAGATCGCTGTAACCAGAGATTTTCGTACTCTTTCTCAGGTGCTTTATCAGCAAGTGATGAAAATGATTTTAAAATGTTCTTTAAAACAGTCATGATTGACTCCTTTTCTTATGGTTATTATTTGGATACACAATGCATCCAAAAATAGAGGAAGTTTTTTGGGTAATTCAACAGGACTCCAAGTTAATAACATAATCTGCAGAAAATGTTAAACCTGTATAATATCGTGGCAAATAACGACTAAGGTTGTTTTTTTTACAATATTCCGATGTAACAAATTTCTAAGCTTATACATTTGTACATTGCTTGTTCTTCAACTGTGCCAACAATTGGAAATTTGTAGTTTAACTTATCAGGTGTTTATTCCCATCGTCAAGGAATTGTTTACACTTATGAATTACCCATATAAATGTTTATAAATAGAGGAAGCTGTATTTAGCTTGATTATTGTTTAGGTGAAGATGGTGTTGTATAATGAAAAAAACAAGCGTAAACACGAGATTACTAGGGTTAAATGGGGAGCGTAGCTTGTTATACGCCCCCCTGTTTGTTGTTAATCAAACTTCAACTTTGATTTGATCAGTTTGTCCCAACCTCCTTTGGGTCTAGGTGTTGGTAGATCATACCAATATTTAGCCCAGCGTCTTGGATGTTGATTCTTATACTTTTTATGCGTAGGCATCATTGTTGAGGTATCCCTAAAGGAAAACTCTCTTGCATGACGAACACCTTTCTTTTCATTAGGATAGTAGATAATATGTTCATGATCATCTACAAATCCTCTGTCAATAGGTACTGCAATCCAATCAGCATAATTTTCAGTAAAATTCACTTTTAATGACTTACCAAATGAAGTATTGTAACATCTAGTGTGGTATTTTACTTGAATTGTTATCAAATTGACTTTCCATTCGTTATTCCATAGCTTTGGCTTGAAACATACAAAATCAATTCCCCAAGTATCAGCAGATGGGCTGAATACTTGATAACCATTCTCAAGTAGATGGTTTTCTACTCTATTTTCTCCTATTTTACCAATAATAGCAGTATTTAAATAAGACATAGCAGTTTTATTTTCTTTACGAGTAGATTTATAAGGCTGATGCTTACCGCCTTTACGCTTATTGTTTGGTACATCTTTGTTAAGAGATTGAAAAGTCTTTTTATACTTTACAGTCTCTGTTTGTTTAAGCTGTTTAGCTTTTAATTTAGAAAGTTCATTCTTTTTCATGGTTAGATCACTCCTTGTTGAGATTGTTTAGACATAGAGGAAAAATAGACCAAAGGATCAAGGTTTTACGCTCAAACTTAAAAGTATGGCTACCAAGATGCTTTAGGTCTAAAATTTGCCCTCCAACCCAATTATGGGGAATTTTACAGAGGGACTTTATACATAGAGGAAGGTTTTAGCTTTGGATGTAAAATGGATTCCTAATGCTAAGTTTAAACAACTTTCTTTTCCATACGAATAGTTTAGAAAACCAAGATTTTGTAACTTCATCGTATCTATCATTAAGGTCGTGAATTTCTCTTCTTAACTCTCCATTCATCTGTGAAAGTTCTTTTATTTGCCTTAGAAGACTTCGTTTTACTTTTCTTAGCTCTATTGTTGTATGCATTTCCATAGAGGCAAGCTCTATTAGATCTTCTTTAGTAAGAGAGCAATTTTCAAGAAACTCTTTTTGTTCTTCTATTGATAGAATATTAGGTCTTTTTACTATTTCAGGTAATTTCATTAATGACTCCTTTATTAGTTTCTAGGGAATTAGTCTGGGTAAGTGCTACGATAGGTTCACTATCCAAGTTGGTTTATAATTCCCTAGTTAGTTATACATAGAGGAAATATAGCCCCACTATACAGCAGGGCTATAATCTTACTAGCCATCGCAGGCTGGACAACCATCGTGATGGAAGTGCAATGGTTCATTATCAGGACAATGATACTTTGCATGAATCTTACGACATTTGTACTTGGTATCTCTATATACCCATTTGGCATATTCTTGAGGTGCACCATCCTTGACTTCACTAGCGATGTCTTTGACAACTTCACAGCTTTTCTCAACTGCTATGGCTGTAACGCCAACAGCAAACCAAGCTGTATCTGTTAACATACCTTTGACTTTACTTAACATAATATTCTCCTATGGTTATATGGCGTAATTGCCATACATAGAGGAAAAAAGCCCTACCGAAGTAGGGCTCTATTTTTTATTCTCCTCTAATATTTGTTGGATTGTAAATTTGTCCATCATCATTTATAACGATTACTTCTTCCAATGCAATAGCATTATCCTTTGACATATAACTAGTAAGCCTTTCATTTGGCATTATCAGTCCATCATCATTGTAGATGGTACCGATGTACCATCCAGCAGGTGATCGCATTACAATAGGCTCTGATATATTGTTAGTAAAGACTATATCTTTGATGTCTTTTAGTATTTCCATAGTGTTATCCTTTATGTATATTAAGGCATAAGTGCCATACATAGAGGAAGTATAAAGACATAAGTACGCTGTTGTACTGTATGGATTTATATTAGTTACTCTTCCTGAGCAAGGGTGTGTGAGTGTAGTGTATGAACACAGGGTATGCTCGAAGAGTCACTACGGGTGGGCCATAGAGACGGGTGAGCAAGGCGAACACCGAGCTGTTCAATTGAACCCAACTCAACCGTTGAACTCAACCTAGAACAGATGGCACAACCCGATTCCAAGGGGGGTACTTGTAATATGTCTCTCTCACTCGCATTCTAGTTACAAATTCGTAAGAGTACTTGAAACTAATGCGTATATAAAGCGTTGTATTTATGAACTTACTGTTATTAACTTAAAGCAAGTTATGAAAAACAACCCTAAAAGAGAGTATGAAGTATTCAACATGGTAACTCGTGAATGGCAGACGAAGATAATGACAGATGAGGAATATCTGGAGTTTGTAGAATCTTCAAAGAGGGACGTAGAAGAGATAAATGCCGAATATGAGATAGTAACGAGGATAGTATCCCAGAATATGGGATTACCAACTCCTCCGCATGAGAGTATGGATTAATACATAGAGATATATATATAACCATATAGCTATATGACCATATAGCTCTATGTACATATAGCTAAACGTGGAAATTAAAAGAAGAATCAATGGAAAGACTGGTAAATATCCAGTGTATACAAAAGAAGAAGCCATTAAAAAGAGGCTTGATTTTGTATATTGGCGGCAAGCAGAAGTAAGTGATTGGGCATTGACAGATGATGATCATGTATCAGAATGCTACGATAGGAAGAATTACACAGATAAGAATGGAAAGGTTAAAACATTCATTAAACTTACCTGTGGTGTAGGATGGGATAGTGGCTTTTCTAAAATAAATTTTTTGGAGAATCAGAAATATGGAGTATATAGCAAAACAAACCCGAAAAGAGACTGGACAACAGAGGAGTCTGGGAAAACTAGGGCTAAGAATACTATACAGGCTTATGCGAATATGCTACTTTCTGATGGTAGTGTTGACTATTCGGTTCTCGGACAAATGTATAGACCTGATCAACAAGTGCCAGAAGCAACCGTTAGAAGATTTCTTAAACAAAAAGTAGCAAAGAGAATGGTAGAAAAGAAAATAAAAGAACTATTAAGCGATAAAGCCATCAATAAAGAATTTGCGGTGGATAATATCATCCGTGCCTTACAGATGGCTGAATCAAAAGGCGATGTCAACAACTTCTTGAAGGCAAATGACTATCTAATGGATCTATTAGAGATGAAACCTAGTAAACAAATGATAACAGATACGATACAGGTGGATATGACCAAGCAAATAGCCGATACGATAGCTAAGGAAGAGAAGAAGCTGACGTTACAAAGGAAATCCGAGAAAAATGAAGCAATTGAATGAAGCAGAAAAAGAATATGATGGAATGAATGATGCTTTAATGAAGCATCAGCAATTAGATATAGCTATAAGAGCCTTACATGTGATAGCAGTAATGGGAGATGAGAAAACGTCTAATATAAACAATCTCGCCATTGATGCCTTACGTGAAATGGAAACATATGGCTATCTATACGAACATCTTTCATTAGATTACGATTAATTGTTTGAAATATGCAGTATTAAGGGCAAGAGATGCCCATTTGCTGGAAGATATAAAAATAATGTACATTGTGGGCTTGAAAAGGGCGATATTACCGAAACAATGACAGTTAACATGAATAAATGCCCTTGGAAACCAAAGAAACGTGGCAGACGATAGAAAATATATACAAAAAAAGCTAAAAGACAATATGATCATGTTTGGAAAGGTTATCATGACGAATATGTTCTCTGCAGCCTCTCCAGACTTTCACTATGAGATAGCGAAAGCAATCACTAACGACAATCAGAAACAAGTAAACATAATTGCCCCACGTGGTCATGCTAAATCTTCCATTGTTGGAGGCGTGTACCCTCTCTTCCACATCATGAACGATAGTGGGGCAAAACTTATTGTGCTGGTCTCTCGTACCCAAGACCACGCCATCAAACTCCTTGGAACCATCAAGGATACTATAGAGTACAGCGAAACCTTCAGGCAAATCTATGGATATTGGGGCCAGCACAGTGCTAAACAATGGTCAAAGACGGAAGTAGAGCTAAAAGATGGCTCTATGATCATATGCAAGGGTACTGGACAGCAGTTACGTGGTATAAAGGTAGGTAGTCAAAGACCTACGCTTATAATAGTAGATGATCCAGAGGATGAGAACAATACTAAGACGGCAGAAGCTATGGAACAGAATCTTAGATGGCTATTGCAGAGTGCTGTGCCATCATTGGATCCTCAGAAAGGAAAGATAATTGTTATTGGAACTCCACAGCATCAAAGATGCATGGTTGAGATATTAAAACAAATGAAAGGCTGGGTAAACATGCATTTTGCTCCAGACCTTAAGAATGAAGTAGCATTATGGGAAGAATGGCAGCCTATATCAAAATTATTACAAAAGAAAGCCGAATTAGAGTCCATAGGTAGGTCAAGTGTATTCTATAGAGAGTATATGTGCCAGATAGTGGGCGATGAAGATCAGTTATTTCAAGAAAGTTATTTACAGACTCATGATTATGAGTTGAAGATAGACAAGGAAGATAGGCATTATCTAAAGAATGATGATAATGAGATTCCTGTCAATGTGTTTATGGGGGTTGACCCTGCTTCTTCGGTACGCAAGACGGCAGACTACTCTGTAATCATGCCCGTTGCGGTAGACGAAAACAATAACAGGTATATTCTCCAGTATTACCGCCAAAGGGCAACTCCCATGCAATTAGCTGAAAGTATCATCGAATATTTTAAGATATTCAAGCCTGTAAAGGTACGTGTAGAGAGCGTAGGCTATCAGGAGATGTTAAGGGAATACCTAAAGCAAAGATGTGATGAAGAAAAGATATTCATATCAGGTCTTGAGATAAAGGAGAACCCTAGAACAAGTAAATCTTCCAGATTAGAGACCATGCAGCCTTATTTTGCTCAAAAAAAGATGTTCATGCTAGAATCAATGGATGAATTACGTGATGAGCTTTTGCTATATCCTCGTGGGAAACATGACGATCTTTTAGACGGACTCTTCTATGCAATGAAAAAATGTTATACTCCGCATCATAAAAGTGTTGCAAAAGAAAATAAAAAGTCTTATACTTCAGACAATTTGGACAATATAAGCTGGAAAATAGCTTAATTTGGAACAAATTACTTAAAGTAAACGTTTAAGCGGATAAAAGTCTAACTTTCTACATTGCATCAAGACACACATAAAGATATTGACGTACAACTAACCCAAGACCTATTATCTGATTATGCATCTTCCCGTGAGAACTGGGTAACGCAAGCCGTTGAAGATAATGAGTTTCGTAATGGTAAACAGTGGACGGATGAGCAGGTAACTGCTTTACGTAAACGTGCACAAGAACCATTAGTGGTTAATGTAGTGCATTCTGCGGTAGAGCAAGCAAAAGCCATGCTTACTGCAAACAATCCAAAGTTTCAATCAACGGCAAGAGAAAATAGTGACGCTAAGGTCGGCAGGATGTTTTCCGATCTGATGGCTTACATCTGGGATCACTCCAATGGCAATGTAGAGTTAAAACAGGCGATAGATGATTACTATGTAAAAGGCATGGGAGTTATGATGGCTTATATAGATCCCGATGCCGACTTTGGCGCAGGTGAAGTGAGCATAAAGGCTATTGACCCTTTAGAGCTATTTATAGATCCTAGTAGTAAAGACCCATTCTGTAGAGATGCAGCTCATATTGTCGTGGGAAAGATAATTACTCAAACTCAATTAATATCAATGTATCCTGAATTTGAGGATATAATAAGAAACAGTAGTGAAACCAGTTATTTAAATACAGCCTCTGATTCAAGACATGCTATGATGAATGAAGATGTCACATTGAAAAGAAGGCTCACAGGTCAAACCATTACAGATGAAAGAGAACTAGAGTTGTTTGAAAGGTTCACTAAGATAAAATTACCATATTACAAGATATACGATCCATTAAGTGATGAGCAAAAAGTTTTAAATGAAGTTGATTATGAAGAATACAAGCAAGAACCTGTTGTTATTGTTACTAATGCTGAAGGTGAAAATATATATACAGATAAAGCAAATGTAAGTCAATACATGCAATTGCATGAGCAGTTTGGTGGAAAATTTCATTTAATGATGGATCAAATGACTGGACAGCCAGTCCCTATGGCTGGTGAAGAACATAGTGGTTCAATCCCTAATTCAACAACCACTATTGATATTATTACAAAAGAAGCTCTTATTGAATCTGAAGAGATAATGGTAAATGAAATAGAGATAACGCAGATACAGCAGTGCGTAAGCGTAGGAGACGATAAGCTTTTCTTAGCTCATCTTCCAATAGAAGAATATCCAATAGTCCCTTTTATGAATGGATTTAATCGTAATCCATATCCAAATAGTGATGTTAGGCTTGTTAAGGGATTACAAGAGTATATTAATAAGATACGTTCTTTGATTGTAGCTCATGCTTCCAGCTCTACGAATGTAAAGCTTTTGATTCCCAGAGGGAGTATGGATAAAGCTCATTTAGAAGCTGAATGGGGTAAGGCTGGTACAGCAGTCATTGAATTTGACCCTGAATTAGGTCAACCAATTGTTGCTGGCCCTGTACCATTACCTAATGAGCTATATAAGAATGAAGCAGATGCTAAAGCAGATATAGAAAGAATCTTAGGAATATACGCTATGATGCAAGGTGATGTTGGATCATCTCCACAGACTTTTAAAGGAACTGTGGCAATGGATGAGTTTGGTCAAAGAAGGATCAAATCAAAAAGAGATGATATAGAAGAGTGCCTTAATCAGTTATCTAAAGTAGTGGTAGGTCTTATTCAATATGTCTATACAGATCAAAAGGTATTTAGATTGATGCAGCCTAATAATAGACCTCTTGAAATGGAGATCAATAGTCCTCTATATGATGATATTGGAAACCTAATGGGTAAAGTAAATGATATTACTGTTGGAAAATATGATGTTATTGTTTTATCAGGTTCAACTCTTCCATCTAATCGCTGGGCACGGTTTGAGTACTATATGCAATTATATCAAAGTGGTCTTATTGATCAGATAGAAGTATTGAAACAAACAGATGTCGCTGATATGGAAGGTGTATTGGAACGTGCTGGTCAAATGCAACAAATGCAATCTCAAATACAACAGCAGACAGAAGAGATAAAGAATCTCAAGGGAGATCTTCAGACAGCGCAAAGAGAGTCCTTACATGATAGAAAGCGTGTAGAAGTAAAAGAATTTGAAAAGAAACTAGCTAAAGCTGAAGCTAAAGTAGAAATGGCACAGAAGTTATACCAAACACGCCTTGCAGATGAACTTAAATTAGCTAAAGAAGATATAGCAGAGTTTGATGAACGTAGAAATACATCAAGACAAATGAATGAAGAAATGTTAAGGCTGGAGGAGTAATGGATCCATTAACTTTATTAGCAACTATAGGTGGAGGTATAGGTGGCGGATTAATTAAAGCTGGAGGTAGCAGAGCTTTAGGAGCAGCCGCAGGTGCAATTGGAAGTGGTTTAGCTGTTCATGGCGCAGATAAATCAAGGCAAAAACAAGCTGTTACTATGGATTATTTATATAGGCATAAAGATATTATAGAACCAACAATTGCACAATATGGAGATGGCGATATAGGTTATTCTATAGGAGCTTTGCGTGTTGCAGCTAGTAACAAAGTTATTAAGCCAGAGATGTCTGTTAAAGAAGTTGCAGAAATAATGAAAAGAGAAAACTTAGCTCCATATGGTTTTAAGTTAGATGAGTCAATATTAAATGAAGTATTTAATCCTTTTACAAAAGATTTGCCTCAAGGTGAAACAATGATTCCAGAGGATTTTAGATAATGGCATACGGCAAAATATTAAAACAAGTTTTAGATAAAGGAAAAAGTATTGGTTCTAAATACAAAGATGAATTATTAGTAGGTGGTGCAGGCATTGGAGGAACAGCATTTTTAATGGATCAATTGATATATGATCCTATAAATGAAGAAAAGCATTTGCAGAAATTTGATGCATTTGGCGAAGAATTAAAACAATGGAAAGATAAGCCTTGGGATCCAGACAATGATCCTGAATATGTGAATAAAGCAATGCAAAGACTACAGAGAGAACTAACTAATGAATTAGATACAATGCTAGTTCCTAGATCTGCGGCAAGTGAAAAAGCGACAGATTATGTCCTTGCTTTTTTACAAATGGCACAGAAAAAAGAAGGTGCTCCCACAATGACTGGAGTAGAAGATGAACGGGTTATTTATGATGATAATCCCTTTACTAAAGATCTACCACAAGGCGATACTATGGGTACAGGAGATTTTAGATAATGGTCAATGGCATGTTTAAAAGAATGCTTGATAAGGTAAGGTTTGTTACTCAAAAGAATCAAGTAAGTGAAACTTACTTCATGGATGAAAAACAAGTGCCATTGATGACTGAAGAAGTCCCAACTATTGAAGAAGAGACTGTGAGTACTAAAGTGGAAAGAAGTTTAAAGATAAATAGTGGTGGTAGCAAGTGGAGTCCTAATACTCCCCTTATGCAAACAAGTGCCATATTTACAAAAGGTCTCCCAAAGGGAGATACCATAACAGTAAAGCATTTTAAATAATGAAAGAATTGAAGAAAGCGGTTGCTGGAAATAACCAAATCGCAAAGGAAAAGTAATGGAGAATATCATAGAAGTGAGTAATGCTGGTGATGCACAGGTAGAACAAGCTGGTCTGGTAACAGAACAACCTGTAATGCCTACAGAGGAAGTACCTGTAGATAATACTGCAGGTGTGGATCAACCAATTACTCAAGAAGTAGCACAAGAAGCTTCCTCTAAAGACGACTCAACTCGTTTTGAATATTGGCAATCACAAGCTGACAAAGCCAAGGGTGAATTGGGACAAATTCGTCAAGAATTGGATTACTATAAGAATAGTCTTGCTCCTGTTGAGCAGATGATTCGTAATAATCCACAAGTTCTTGACCAGTTAGAACAAGCACCCTCCAATGGACAACCTCAAGCATACCCTAACGGATTGCAAGAGTCTTCATTGAAGGAGCCTATAGCGCCTGAAAGACCACATTCATACAATGAGGTAGATGCTTATAATGATCCAGAAAGTGAGTCATTTAAGCATCGATTGGCTAAGGAAGAGTATCGTGATAACTATCTTAGTTTTTTACAAAAAAAAGATCAGGTTAGAGAACAGGAAATGCAAGCACAGTACCAAGCACAGATGCAGCAACAACAGACACACATGATGCAGACACAGGCTCATAGCCATGCTGTCAATTCATACGGATGGGATGCGAATAAGGCGAATAACTTTGTACAGTGGGCACAGAATCCTGACAATCTTACGATGGACAACCTTGCTAAGTTGTTTGAATTAAGAACAAGTGCTGACCCAGTGGTGCAACAGAGAACACAAGAAATGCAAAATCAGGCAGAACGTTTATCCATTCCTA